TTCTACAAGTCTGATTGGAAATACCTAAACGATCCTACAATGAGAGGTGGATTGAACGGAACTGCTGCTTCTGCAACAGGTACAATCACAGGTCTTCTTGTTCCTGCAGGTTCTACTTCAGTGTATGACCAAATTATGGGCAAGAACGCTAAGCGTCCTTTCTTACACGTTCGTTACAGAGCTTCTGAAGCTGAAGACAGACGCTACAAAACTTGGATTACAGGTTCTGCAGGCGGTGCTGCTACAAGCGATTTGGATGCAATGGAGGTTAACTTCCTTTCTGAGCGTTGCGTATGTACTTTAGGTGCAAACAACTTCGTATTGTTCCGTTATGGATAGTCGATAGGTTAATAAATAATGCAGGGGGCCTAAAAATCCCCTGCTTTTTTAAAATTATTTTAAATCAAATTAAATTATATTAAAATGGCAAGTAAAATAGCTACAAGTAAAGTTTACAAGTTAAAGTCAGGTTCTCCACTTTCTTACACATTAGCATCGCGTAATCATCCTAGATTCCCTTTGATGTGGTATGATGAGAAGAATAATACTAACCGCGCTTTGAGATATGCGGTAAACCAAAAGACTCCTTTTGAAGACGAGCAAGACGGAAATTCAATTATAGAGCCAATCGTATTTGAAGACGGGTTCTTGACTGTTCCAAAAAATAACCCCGTGCTACAAGAGTTTTTGCACTACCATCCATTGAATGGTACGGTGTTTTCTGAAGTAGATAGAGAAAAAGATGCTACACAGGAGGTATCAGAATTAAATATTGAAGTTGATGCTTTAATTGAAGCTCGTCAATTGACAATAGACCAAATAGAAATGCTTACAAGAGTAATGTTTGGCAAGGACCCATCAACAGTGTCTACATCAGAGCTTAAGAGAGACATCTTGGTATTTGCTAAGAGCGAGCCTCGTGAGTTCTTAAACATATTGAATGACCCTGAGTTGAAATTTCAGGCAAAAGTTCGTTTATTCTTTGAGAATAAGTTATTAACTTTGAAGAACAATAGCAAAGAGGTTTGGTTTAATACCGCAACTAATAAGAAAAAGATGCTATCAGTTCCTTTTAATGAAGAGCCTTATGATGCAGTAGCAAGATTCTTGCAGAGCGATGAGGGTATAGATTCATTAAAAATGCTTGAAGCATTGTTATCATAGTTTTGATTTGTGATTGATTAATGATTGAGGGAAGGCGCAAATTGTGCCTTCTTTTTTTTGTATATTTGTAAAAAAAAGAGATGATAAATTCAGTAAGAAATACCGTACTTACTATTCTTAATAAGAATAACTACGGATATATATCGCCATCTGATTTTAATCTGCTTGCACAAAATGCTCAGATGGAGCTATACGAAGAGTATTATAGCAATTATAATAAGGTTATAAATGCCGAGAATACTAGAACTTCAGGCACAGAGTATGCCGATGTGAAAAAGCCAATGGCTGAGGTATTAGAGCAGTTTTTAGTTAGCGACTTTTTAATCCCAAGACAAACAGCTTCAGGCGCAGATGTCAATAACTTCTATACGCCATCCCTTACTACAACAGGGAATTTGTCATATATGATTAATAAGGTTATCGCTTACACCAATCAGTTAACTTCAGGGTTTACAGACAACACAATAGCGTTTGGGCTAGAGGATTCTACGGCTGACTTTATAGCTAGTGGAGTTAAGGTTGGAGATATAGTTGTAAACGCTACGACATTTAAGTCTTCTGTAGTTGAAACTGTAGTTAGCATTACTGTACTTGGTTTGTATGATGACATATTTCAAGACCCTGCGTCTTTTGAAGATTACTTTATATATTCATCAAAGAAGTATGCTGAAGTTGATAAGGTTTCAAATGCAAGCATTTCTCTTTTAAACAACTCATTACTTACGGCCCCGTCTTTATTATATCCATCTTACTCACTAAATGGCGATGCTATATCTGTATTCCCAAGTAGTATTGTTGGGTATGGAGCTATAAGATGCGACTATTTCAGGTATCCTAAAGTTCCAAAATGGACTTACAGCACACTTTCAAGCGGAGATCCTGTATTCAACCAATCACAACCTGACTATCAAGATTTTGAGTTGCCTACAGAGGATGAGTATAAATTAGTAACAAAGATTTTAGAATACTGTGGTATTGTTATTCGTGAAATTGAGATATCTCAGTTTGGTACTGCTCAGCAGCAACACGAACAGCCTACATTCAGTATGCAACAGTAATAAATATATTACCTTATGGCTTATATATCACAATACGAGTATTATGACAATAATGGGGTTGCCCCACAGGATGCCAATTGGGGCTCATACCAATATGTAAGTTTACAAGATATTGTAACCAACTTCTTGTTGATGCACACTGGTAATCATTCGTTAGTTAATAATGAAGAGAGGTACAAGATATTGTTCCACGCTAAAAGAGCGATACAGGAATTGAACTATGATGCTTTCAAAGAAATTAAAGTATTGCAGTTATCTGTAGCCGATTCTTTAAGATATGTTCTTCCTTCTGACTTTGTGAATTGGGTTAGGATATCTTTATACAAGGATGGTTTATTAAGACCATTGACTGAGAACATTCAAACGCTTTCATCAAATGCTTACTTGCAGGACAACAAAGGGAACATTTTGTTTGATCAGAATGGGAATATACTTCAGCCGCAAAACTCAGAGATAGACTACGATAGGCTACATAACACAAAGAAAAGTATTTACCTTAATCAAGGGAATCAGTTTAATGGGCAGTCGGGATGGAATGTAGACGGAAATTGGTATTTTGACTGCTCAATAGGTGCAAGCTTTGGATTGAACACAGAAACGGCTAATTTCAACCCTACATTCAATATTGACAAGAAGGCAGGGGTGATTAACTTTGATTCAAGTATGTCAGGAGAGTCTTGCATACTTGAGTATATATCAGATGGTATGGAGAATGGAGATGAGTCTTTGGTATCTGTAAATAAGCTGTTTGAGCATTACGTTTATGCTGCTATCAAATACGAGTTGCTTAACTCAAAGTTTAACACTCAAGAGTATGTTGTAAATCGTGCTAGAAAAGACAAGTCTTCGTTACTTAGAAATGCAAAAATAAGAATCAGTAATATCCATCCGGGAAGATTATTAATGAATCTAAGAGGTATGGACAAAGTAATTAAATAATATGGCAAAATTTTCAAGGAACTTCATAGCAGGTAGAATGAATAAGGTAGTAGACCAACGCTTATTACCTGAAGGTGAGTATGTAGACGCTATGAACGTAAGGATGGGCTCAACAGAGCAGTCTGAGGTTGGTGTTATAGAGAATACTAAAGGAAATATACCATTAACTGAATTGAGATATATAGATGGCACTCAGTTGAGTATTGCCGCTAAGTGTATAGGAGCCATTGAGGATAGCGCAAATGAAACTATATATTGGTTTGTACACGACTCTGCTTTTACCGTAGGCGCAACAGGCAAGTTGGATATGATTGTATCATTTAACGTGTTTACAGGAATACTTGCTTATCACGTTATTAGCATAGATGATGGAGGTGGCGTTAATACCATTCTTAATTTTAATGACTTATATTTAATCACAGGAGTGAATGTCATAGGTGATTTCTTGTATTTTACTGATGATTATAACGCTCCTAGATTTATAAATTCAAAAAAGAACTACGCCAATCCTATTGGCGATATAGATGAGGTTACAGCAGAGGAGTTGCTTGTCATAAAGAAGCCCCCTAGTGAGTCTCCTACAATAAGTCTTATTAATACTGCAGGTCAATCAAATTTTTTAGAAACAAGATTTATATCTTTTGCTTATAGGTATAGATATGCGGATGGAGAGTATTCAGCTACATCGCAATGGTCTGATATAGCATTTTCTCCGAATAATTTTAGTTTTAGTGTTGATTCGTTTTTAAATGAGGGAATGGCAAACCAATTTAATACGGCTGTTGTTACATATAATACAGGCGGACCTTTAGTTACTGCTATTGATTTGTTATTTAAACAAGCAAATAATAATATAATAAAAGTAATAGATACTTTTGAAAAAACATCAAACTACGCTGATGTACAATATACATTTAGCGATAGCAAGATATTTACCATACTTTCTTCTAATGAGCTTTTAAGGCTTTATGATAACGTTCCGCGTTACGCTAAAGCTCAAACAATTATGGGCAACAGGCTGATGTATGGTAATTATATGGAAGGGTATGATTTAAAAGACAAGAATGACAACCCAACAAAGTTAGAGTACACAACAGAGCTTATAACTACAAGTGTTGGAGATGAGAGTATTCCTACGCGTCTTGCGTCAGGATATTATAGTATACAACCTGCGCTTCCTGTTACTATAGTAGACTCTATTGTATATTTAGATTTAAACGGGCTCCCTTTAACGCAAGGTGCGTCTATATCTTTAGATTTAAGAATAACACATTCTGCTTGGGGAGCTTTACCAAGCCCCAATCCCACAACGAATACAGGTCTTGTTGATGGCTCTTTTACATTTATATTGAGTCAAGACTACACATCAGTGTATCAATTAGCTACTAGCGTTGAGTTTCAGCAATTTATTGGAACATCTTTGCCCTCAGGAAATATAAAGCCTGTATATAGCCCTATATTAGGAGTACAAACGTCTTGTTCCGGATCAACTTTTACGGATCAAATAAATTGTAGTATTCTGAATCTTGGTACAGTTTCAAAGTACGCAAGTGGAATATCTAATATAGAACAAGCTATAGAAATAATAACATCTCCGGGAAGTGACGAGATAGGGCTTCAAATTATTTCAATGCAATTTGTTGACAATTTGAATACTCCTACAAATTATTATTACGAGTATTATAAGATATTATTTGCAGATGCGATTTATCAAAAAATATCTACACCAAGAAGTTTACACAGCAATAGAGGGTATCAAGTTGGTATAGTATATATGGATGAGTTTAACCGATCATCTACTGCATTAGTTAGCAATTTAAATGACACAGTGCACGTCCCTTGTGGATTTTCTATTTATCAAAATCAAATACGTGTTACTATACCTACAACACAGATAGCTCCATCTTGGGCAAAGAGATACAAGTTTGTTGTAAAGCCTGATGCAGAAAATTATGAGATAATATATACAAGTTTATTTTTTACAGATAAAGACACCAATGCTACATATTTTCTTTTGGAAGGAGAAAATATAAGAAAGGTTGAGGTTGGAGATAGGTATATAGTTAAAGCGGATACAAATGGCGCATTGCCAAATTGCGAATACGCTACAGTATTAGAAAAAGACTCTAAAATTTCGAATTTTATAATAAATCCTGCTGTTGCAGGAAGCATCCCTGCAGGTGTGTATATGAAAATGAAAGCAAATAGCTTTTCAGTAGCTTCTGTTGTTAATTCATATGTAGATTATGGAGTTAGAGGCGTATGTGCCATATCTGATTGGCAAGGAGGATACTCCAATAGATTGCAGTATCCTGCAAATATTGATGATCCTAGCAGTCCGGGTGCGTATATAGACTACTCTATTCCTGCAGGTAGTAGAGTGATATTTGATATAAAGTTTGAGCGCGTAGGCGTGAGAAGAAAGTGCGAAAGAAGAGGGTATGTTCTTCAAAAAACGTATATATCTACTTCGAATTATGATAATATGTATGAGTGGTTTATAGGAGATAATATAGCATTAACTTTAAATACAGGGTACAGCTTGGATGGCGTAACTACGCTTACATTTTTACCTACATTAAGGACAGACTTTGCATTTGGTCCTGATAGCTTTGATACTTGTTATTTTCAGTTTTTTAGAAATACATCAAATAACCAATTAACGCTAGGCTTAACAACAGGACTTAGTTGTCCCGGTACGAATTATTCAAATAGTAGAGCATATTGTGTAGATGCTAGAATAGAAGTATACAGAGCAGTTGGTCTTATAATATTTGAAACAGAACCGCAAGATGCCTTGCCCGATGTGTTTTATGAGAATAACTTATCATTTTCTATAGATGATGACGGGAACCATATGGGAAACGTAACTGACCAAGATATTGCAGGTGGCATAGCAGGTGTTGTAGATACTGAATTTTTTAATTGCTTTTGTTTTGGCAATGGTGCAGAGGGTTATAAGATAAGAGATTCTATAATTGGAAGAAGCTTCAACTTAGGAGAAAGAGTAAATGTTGTTGCAGCACAGGAATATAAGGAAGCAGATAGGTTTGCGGACATTACCTATAGCGGTGTGTATAACGCAGAGACTAATGTAAATAAACTTAATGAATTTAATCTAGGCCTTTTAAATTTTAAAACCCTAGAGACATCATTTGGTCCAATATATAAATTAGACGGCAGAGAGACTGACGTTCTTGTTTTACAAGAAGATAAGATATCTTATGTACTAGCAGGGAAGAACTTATTATCAGACTCAACAGGCGGAGGGGCGATATCTTCAGTGCCTGAGGTGTTAGGTACGCAGATTGCTCGTACAGAGAAATATGGTATTAGTTTTAATCCTGAGAGTTATGTTCAATGGGGAGCAAGCAGATACTTTACTGACGTCAAGCGTGGCGCTGTGCTTCAATTAATGGGAGACTCATACTCAAGCGATCAGATAAAAATTATTTCTGAGCAAAATATGAGAACGTGGTTTAGAGATATGTTTAACGATTCCTTCAGCACTCAGAAGCTAGGCGGATTTGATCCATATATGAACGAGTACGTTTTGGTTACAAACGACACGCCTATACCAAGTAATCCACAGTGTTTAGCTTGCGGTATTACTCAAACGATATCTATTTCAGAGCCCCTTACCTATTGCGTTGACTTGAACTCAATTGTAGGACAAACAACAATCTCTTGGTCTGTTGTTAGCTTTACAGGAGATGATTTTGAGGTTTCTGTAGAATACAATACAAATACATATAGCTCAGGGCTTGTTACAGGCGATGGTCAAATAACTTTTTACAAAAACTCAATATCTGTTGAGACTGCTGTTATAACAATAACACCATCTAATGGCAATTTAGTATTGCAGATAACTGCAGAGTGCCCGGTGCCTGAGGTGTTGACTATAGTAGAGATAGTAGTTGGCAATAATACAGAAGCAGGGCAGCAGATACATACTCAATATAGATATACAAATGGGACTTACATCTCTGGATTGCAATCTAATTTAGTGACATTTGCTAGCGGAACTGCTAACCCATTGGTATCAAGATACAATGTAACTACAGGTAATGTGGGCGCAGGGGCATTCCCTCCTGAGTTTAGCACTATGTCTTTACAGACGAATAAGATATTCCCTGATGACTTTATATTCAACCCATTGAACGATAGGTTTAGATATTTGAGAACAAATACTTTATATCCAAACACGCCTGCAAGTATATTGACTGCAATAGGGCTGTCAAGTGTTGCTAGTCCGATAACAGGAAGCTCTCCAATATACCAAGCAAACTTTAACGTTCCTGATAAGACGTTGGGAGATATACTGTATTTAATTTGGGATATGAGAGATGCTATAGCGTCTGAATTATGCTATGCAGAAAGTACATCTATAGAACCCAAAAAAGAAGTATGTTGCAATTGCGAAACGTGTACTACAGATTGCGTAAATATTACTATTACAAATCTATCTTCTACAACAATTGCAATTGTAGATATCGGAGTTACGCAGGGTGGAAAATGCGCTAGTGCTCCATTTACAATAGAGCTAGATCCTGACGAGGTATATGAAACTTGCGTAGAGGTCGGTACCGACTATGAAGTAACACAAGGGAATGCGTATATATCATTAACCGAATGCGCAAAATGTTCTACTTACGTTTATGTTAATCCAAATAGAAACCCTGCTTCTGTAGTTAAGTATTTTGATTGTACGGCAGGGGTAGAGGTATCGATAAATATAGCATCTGGAGCTAATAAAAAGTTTTGCTGTGAGTTTGGGACAGTTCCTGAAGTAGATATTGGAGATATTAGCAATCTTTATTTGACAAATACTTGCAAATGTTGCGAATATAATCTTTGTACTCAATGGAAAGTTGTAGCAATAACAAATTCATTTATTGCTTGGATTAATTGCAGCAATCAAGAGGTTAATGATAATTTTTTAGCAGGTACAACAAAGTATATTTGTGTTCGTACAGGGTTTAATCCAAATAAACTTTTTGGAAATTGTACCATTGAGCCATATGACGGATGTGTTGATTTTTCAAATTGTTAATAATTAAAAACAAGTTATGCCGATACAGCAAACATTTTATTTAAACGCTCCATCACTTGGATCCGCTACAGCTGTATTTTACGATGCAGCCTTGACGGCATGCGCTGCTGATGGTTTTTATAGCGATGGATTAATAACAAGAGAGCAAGTGGGCTGCTCGTTATTGCCTCAGCAGAGCTGTCCTCCCTGTGGCCAAGATTGCATTCCATTGTTTGACGTAACTACAAATGCTGATATAGGGGTGTATGTTATAGATGTAAATACAGGAACAAATCCTACTGATGTAGGAGCAATAATTATTGAGTTTTATCCAAATTATGTCCCTAATGGTATATCAGTTGATTTTAATGGAACTTATTATAATGAAGTTAGCTCTGAAACCTTTGGATACTTAGCGGCGTCAACGATATCTGACTTTACCTATTTGGGAGACGCTGCTGATAATTGCGGATTTGTGGGGAGTGGACTTTCTCAAGATTTACTTGTATACGGGTACGATGGGGTTAACTTTCTTCCAACGGGAGGAGATTTAACCGTAACATCACCCTCTACATCAAACCTGCTTACATTAGCTAATCCTGACAAATGCATAATGGTCATTCCTAAGTTAGACAACTCGTTTAATTCAATGACGATACGCATAGCTACTCCATGCGAACCTGATTCGGACGGCTCCAATATATTTGTATTTTGCCCTGCTCTTCTTCGTTCATTTACAGGGTCAACGGAAGAAAATGATAACATTATAAGATGTGCATTACCTACTAACCAAACTTATTATGTAGCTCCTGTAAATGGCGCTAACCCTTTTGTTGGCATTTACGATTGGATATTTACTGATGCTTATGGTGAGAATAAATTAGCTAATGGATATTACAAAACAAACTTTTTGCCAATTCCATATGATACCATAGAGGTACAGAATGGGGTAGTAGTATCAATATCACAAACTTGTTAATATGCAATATACAATAACATATAGTCCCGGTGTTGAAGGGTGGCCTTCATTTTACTCGTACAATCCTGATTACATATTGGGGATGAATAACTACCTATATACATTCAAGGGAGGTAATCTATACAGGCACAATGTAAGCGATGCGAGAAATACATTTTATTATGATTGGTGGGATAGGCAAAATCATCCTGAACTTGCATTTACTGCAACACAGTTGCAAAGTGTTATAAACAATTCTCCGCTTGAGAACAAGTTGTTTAAGACTATAAACCTAGAAGGAGATGACACTTGGAGTATGCAATTACAAACAGACCTTCAGTACTCAGGATATGTAGATGCAGGGTTCTTTGAGAAGAAGGAAGCGTCATACTTTGCGATTGTAAGAAACAATTCTCAGGGGCAGTTGGCTTTAAGGAGTGTAAACGGAATTGGTGATAGTTTGACTGTTACAGGTGGTAATACCGTTAATTTCTCTATAAAACCACTTATTGCAATAGGTGGTATCATAAGTATTGGTGACTTTATTTATTTTGATGCCGCTCAGTTAAATTGGGCAGGTATCGTTCAGAATATAATTGTTAACTATCCTGCAGGTGTAAACAGATTGGTGATAGATACGAGTCCTCCGGGAACTGTTGCTATACCGGGAGATGTGAACTACTTCTTGTATATTAAGAACTCGGTTGCGGAGTCTCATGGAGTGCTTGGTCACTATATGACATTCACTATGCAGAACTATTCAAGCGGTAAGATTGAGTTGTTTACGGTTAATTCTGAAGTTATGAAAAGTTTTCCTTAAATTCAATATCTTTGTAGTGTATGGATTCATTAGATATAAGATTATTAAAAGATACTGACTATCAAGAAATCCTTGTCGGTTGGTGGAATGATTGGAAATGGGAAGCGCCTGCAAAGGATTTTCTCCCTGAGGATGGTAAAGGTGGTCTTATGATTATGGATGGTGATGAGCCTGTATGTGCAGGGTTTACATACGTTACCAACTCAAAGGTTGCTTGGGTAGATTGGATTATTTCTAGTAAAACATACAGGAAAAAGCCACAAAGAAAAGAGGCTATTAACTTGCTTATTGAGACGCTTACAAATGTTTGTAAAAACTCAGGAAGTAAGTATTGTTATGCCTTAATTAAAAACCAAAGCCTCGTAAATATATATAAAGAACTTGGTTATACTAAGGGAGATAGTTATGTAGGCGAAATGATAAAAATTTTATAAGATGGGAGTAGCAACAGCGATAGCGGTAGGCGGATTGGCGTTAAGTGCAGCAAGTACTGCATCGTCATTCGTTCAGGCTGCTAATCAGGAAAAGAATGCAGCACAGGCTCAAAGAGATGCAGAGAAGGCGATGGCTGAGGCTCGTAAAAAGCTTGAGGTTAACTATATGGATAAGTTAGCTGTTCAAAAAGAACCTTACGAATTAGCGAGAGAGGCTGCTCTTGTGCAAGGAGCTGAGGCTATACAGGCAGGTAGAGAGCAAGAGAGAGGAGCTGCGGCTACAGCAGGTAGAGTCCAGATGGCTCAGAACGAAATGCAGGGAGATATAAGGACAGCAATGGGCAAGGAGTTGTCTGACCTTGAGAAATTAAAAGTGCAAGAACAAAGCAGGCTTCGTGACGTTGGTGTTCAGTTAGATTTGGAAGAGGTCGCAGGCCAACAACAAATGGCTGCAGATGCACAGGCTGCTGCTACTGCTGCTACGCAACAAGGGTGGCAGGGTGTTACAAGTATGGGTCAGCAGGCATTACAATTGGTTCCATTGTATGTAGGAGGCGGAGGAGGAAAAGAAGCTCGTCAGCAAAAAAGAATTGAGAAAAGAATGATAAAGAATGCAAAAAATGCGGAGCCTGCTCAGAAGATTTCTGCTCCATTTAAAGGCATACCTGAAAGCTCTTTAAAACTAAAACCTATGAGTACAGCTCCAATGGAAGAACAATATGATCCATTTGGATTTTTAAATAACCCTTATTTATATAAAAGAGGATAATAATTAATAGATATGCCATTAGGATATAAATATGTACAGAGAGATGCTACCGACTTTGTCAATTGGGCGGAGATAGGTAAGAATATGAGCGATATGCTCGCCAATGAGAATAAGATTCGTAAAGAGAAGAAGGCGGCTATTGACGAGGACTCAAGGCAACTTGGTATGACGCTATCTGAGTACCCTCAAGGTCAGGATGCCAATGCTAGAACAGCTGCGCTCAAGCTTGCAGATGACGCTACGCAGTACAAGAATATGCAGTTGAAGTTGTTGAAGTCGGGCAAGTTAAAACTTAGAGACTATCTTATAAATACTCAGAATCTTAAAGACGATATCACTAGGTCATTCGATGCTCTTGAGTCATACCAAAAGGGATACGGAGAATCAATGGATGCATATAGAAATGGAACGGCATCTATAATGCAAGTACAAGATTGGGCTAAACTTGATGAGATTGGAGGAGATTGGGGTGGCGTTCAGTTTGTTATCAATCCTGTTAATGGCGTTCTTAATCTTGCTAAAACACAGAAGAAGACTATTGATGGTAAAGAGGTAATGTCTATATCCGACAATCCGAATGATATCTATAGTATGAATCAGATTATGGGTATTACAAAAAGAAAGATTGATAAGCTTGACGTTCAAAAGATATCTGACGATTGGTCTTCTAAAATGGGGGTATATATAAAAACTGATGCAGCAATGTCAGCCGCAGCAGGACTATGGAAGCAAGGCAAGGTTGTTACTATTGATGATATAACTAGAAGAGCTGATGAGTTAAAATTAAGCAATGGAGAAAGGCAAGAGATATTTAATTTTTATAATGCAGAAAACCAATGGATAGATAGCTCGTTATCTAATCCGTATGCTAGAGGCTCTGTACTTATGGATCATTTACAATTTGAGCCAACTACGCAAAAGGCATACAGAAGAACTCACGATAAGGCAGACGCAGCAGCCAATCCTGAGGCTATCTATGAGGAGATAAATCCAAGTACACAACAGCCAAATCTTGTATTTAGCGATAAGCAAAAGAAAGACTCTAATGATTTTGTTCGCAATATGACTAGACCTAAATATAAGTATGAGGAGAAAACGCAAGTTACAGGACAACTTGAAAAACCTAGATCAAAAAGTGAAGTAGAAGCTAGTGAAGAAAAAGACTTAAGAGAAGCTGAAAACTTCTCACGTCAAACGTCATATTTATTAACAGGAACCCCTGCACAAAAAGCAGATGCAGTTAAATATTTTACAGGTAAAAAAGCTAATGTAGTAGTTGACCCTATAGGTAAAGGCAAAGGTGTGTATATTGAAAACGCATCAGGAGAGATGATTAGATTTGAGCCAATAGGAAATCCAATGGATCAAGGAAAGTCAATTATTGGAGCGTTGAAAACTGCAACGGGAGTAGATATTCCTGATGAAATGATAATCAATAAGTTCCCTAGATTTATGGGTAAAGCATTCAGTAAGCCTTCAGGAGAGATAAAAGGAACAGTAGCGCCTAGAGATGTGGAAGGAGAATACAAAAATAAGGTTGTTGATAAAGTAAGATATACTATATTTAAAAAATTAGATAATGTATATGCAGCACCTAAACTTATTGAGGTAATAGGAGATACTCCCGGAGTAACAGTTGAGACTACAGGTTTTAATGATCTTGAAATAACATATACTCCTAAAAAAGGACTGCCTAAATCTATAAAGGTAAATACAAATCAAAGTACAGATGAGGAAGCTAAAGCTAATGCTGAAATAGTAAAAAAATTCTTGCAATCAATAGATCCTGAGTATAAAGAAACAGCTATAGGACCTGAGACTGTAACTGAAGGTAAACCTGATTATTCTACAAAATAATTTATAAAAAATGGACGAACAAGTAATTGATGATTTATACAATAGAGCAAAAGGTCAAGGGTATACAAAAAGTAGAGATGAGTTTATTAAACTTTTGCATAATGATACTCAAGTTTTTAACGATATGTATTCTTATGTAAAAACTAATGGATACCAAAAAGATGAAAATAATTTTGCTTCTCTTGTAGGAAAAAATGCAACTGCTCCTGCTACTCCTGAAGATGTAAAAAAAAAAGGACAATCCGCTACTACGGTATCACGTTCGGAAGATACTTCTTTGGGTTTGCCTACCGAACAAACTCCTCAAGTACAACCTAAAAAGATTCCTCAACCTGAAGAAGAAGGTGTGTTATCTAAAATTGGAAATGCAGCACTAAAAGCTCAATCAGCAACAATGTTAGCTGCAAAGAAAACTGCAGACGTAACAACAGGATTAGCTTCAAGTGCATGGAAATGGTTTCTTGAAACATCAGACAATATAGTTAATGCTGAAAAGAATATGCTTAAGCAAGGAGGATTCTTTGATGAAGATATGCCTGAAACAGATAAGCCTATATCTGATGCATTAAAACAGCAACTTGAAAAAGCAAAAACAAAAGGAGAATCTCCATTAGACCCAAGAGTAATTATTAGTAGCATAGCTACTATTGCCAATAAGGTTATAAACTCGGCACTACCTGAGAAGCAAAGAAATGAAATAATAAATAGACTAGCGATAGCATCAAACAATATCCAATCTGATGTTATAAGGGTAGAGGCTTATCAAGAAAAAACACTCCCTAAAAATATACCTACAGAGATAGCAAAGAATATAATTGGGATGGCTCCTGAGTTGATTCTAGCAGGTAAGATGGCAGGACCTGCAGCAGCAGAATCAAAAGCGGCAGAATGGACAAAAAAGGCTACTGAGAAAGCTACTCCTTTTATAAGAGATAATGCGCCAAAGGCAGCTAAAGTTTTAGAGGAGTCAATTGTTGCTCCATTTACTAAAATAATGGCAACCGGATACGCCGTAAAATCTATGGCTGATACTAAGGAAGGCGAGAATGTGTTTTGGAATGGCGTAGAAGGAGCTGCAAAAGGAACTGTAGAGGGTATGTATATGCACGGGCTTGGTATGGCTGCAGGTGAAGTTACAAAGCCGGTATCAAAGTTTATATCTAAGTCAGGCATTAATAGCGCTATAGCTACAGCTATAGCTTCTCCTCTTTCTAATGCAGGGGTGTTCACTACAGCAAAGGCATTGAGGACGGCGGCTACCGAACAAAGATTTCTTACTGCTGAAGAAGTAGCTATGGAGGCAGGTACAGGTGCTGGATTTAGTTTGCTGCATCTTAAAAGCCAATTTGATACTCATAACGAAGCCAATCACTATTATGAGAATGTCTTAAATGACGATAAGCAATATTCATTTAGCAGGGTTTTAAACGAGACTAAATCTAATTTAGATTTGGCATATAATCCTGAATTGACTCCTGAAAAAGTAGCTGATTTAGAAGAAGCAAGAGATGAGATAAAGAAGGCAATACTTAGAGAGCCTGACTTGAAGAAGAAGCAGATGTTGGGTAATGAGGCGGTTAAGATACAAAACCAATTGGATGCTCATAACAACATACAAAGTATAGTAGAAGATAAAGATTTTATTGTATCTAGAATAAATGAGCAAGATGATTTATCTGATCAGCAGAAGACGTTTTTTATAAATAAGATTAATGCTATTGCAGACAATTACGACATGTCTGAATTTGCTGTAAAGAAAAGAGAGTTGAATACCAAGATAGATGAGGCTCAAAAGAAATTGGATGATTCTGCAGAGGTGTTCACTAACTTAAAGAGTCCATCAGATAGAATAAAGGCAAAGATAGATGTAGATAATAAAAGAAAAGAGCTAGAGGATTTGAACAATCAGCTAACTGAATTGATAACCAATAAAGCAAACGAAGATGCCATTCAAAAGCAAAAGTCAAATGAAAGCGTGCTACTCAGCGAACAACCCGAATTGGGACTGCAAGAAGTGGACGAAGGAGACACCCAACCTGAAGTCACTACCGGAGAAGAAGTCATCACTACTGAAGGGGAAAAAGAAGTAGAAGCGAAAAAAGCAGAAATAAAAAAACTAAATGATGAAATAGATTCTTTTGATGATGAGTATAATTCATTAGCAGATATTGTAAACAATGAAGATAGAAAAATAGGCACTCCGAAATCAGAAAATGAAATCAAGTTAAATGAATTACAAGATAAGACTAATGCTTTAATAGACGAAAGGAATAAAATAGAACAATCCTTAAAAGAACCTGCTCCTGAAATTACTTTTCAAGGTAAAAGAGGGCAGGCTGATAGTATTACTTTTGATGGTAAAACAGTTAAACAAGGAGAAGAAATCGATTTAAGTGATGTAAATATATCACAAGATGATACTATGCCTGATTTGCGTAGTGGAAAGTATAAAGTTCGTATGCTTTCGGTTGATGTAAATGGCAAAAAAGCTACTCTTACATTAACAGATGGAAATGAAGTTATAACTACAACGGTAAAAGATTTAAGAGATTCTGAATTAAAAAAAATAGAATCAAAGCCTGCATCTCCTGAAGCTCAATCATTAGCTGATAAGATAAGAACAGCCAAAGTTGGCAAAGGTAAAGCGTTTGATGCTATACTTGGTATTCCTGTAGCAATATGGGATGGTAGCGTTGAATTAGTTGCTAAGACTGTTGAGGCAGGCAAGTCATTAGGTGATGCAATTAAAGCCGGAATAAAATACATTGAGGCTAATCATAAAGGTAAGTTTGACGCTAAAGAATATGAGCGTGAAATAAAAGCAGGTTTTATATCAGGGTATAAAGAAGCTATGCAAGGCCTACAAGAAGATGTTGACTTTGCTAGTAGAAGAAAAAAACTTTGGGAAGATAGGATTGTGGAATTGACTGCTAGTCACGATAAATATAAAGAAACTGACAAATATAAAAAAGGAGATGCAAAGGATACTGAGTACAAAAAAAAGATAGAAGAAGCTAAAGCAGAACGTGATACAGAGCAAGGTAATATAGACAATGCTATTGATAAATTAAAGGATAGCGATGTATATAAGAACGCTAATAGCATAGAAAAAGAGGAATTAGTTAGAGACGTAAGAGAAAGATTTGATATTAAAGAAAAGAAAGCGCCATCTCCTGAGAAATTATTAGGTCAGAAAAACTCTAAAGAGATAAAGACTACCATCAAAAAGTATATGACTGAAATCTCTAAAGCTGCCAAGCAAGGAGCTAAGTCAGTTAAAGATAGAATAGCTGAAGCCACAAAAAAGATAGAGGACTATTTCCAATCAGTAAAAGAATACGGCAATCTTACAAGAAAAGATTTGAATAAAATCAGAAAGATAATGTCTAACGTTGGTGAAACTGAGGCGAGTTTAGACAAAGCGGTTGACAAAATAAATGATGTTATTGACAATGCTAAGACAGATACCATTGAAATAAGCCAAGCAAAAATACTTAGGAATACAATGAAGGAGCTGAAGGCGTCTAAAAAGAGCCTAGATGAAAGAAGAAAAGTATTTGCAGCAGCTATTAAGAACATTGAGAAGTCAGGGAGTATAACAACAAAGCAAGCTGATGCATTAATTAATAAGATTAATAAAGTTAATGTTGAAAGCGATGAGCAAATGGAGAAAGTTATTGAGTATGCTGAAAAAGTATTTGCTGATGCTGAATATGATAACAAGTTAACTAAAGCAAATGATTTAAGAAGTAGTTTAATTAAACTATCTAAAAGCGAAATCAAAGATCCTTACTTAAAAGAGTTAGCTACAAAGTTTGCAAATATCAAGCCATCAATGGTTGACGATATAGACGCCTATAATGATATGGCTTCAAAAGTTAAAGAGTCATTAAAAGGTTCTAAGATTGTTGGAGGAACTGAAGGTATTAGGCAGGCTGAAATGGTATCTATAAAAGATGTCAACGAATACATAGATGATGTGATGCAAACTCAAAGGCAAAAGGTTTATGATGAAAAACTAGCTGCCGCAAATGAGGCTTTTAACACAGACCTTACAGGAATAACTTATGAGGAATTAGTTGAGCTTATGGAAAGCACTAAGGAAGGGGATGAAACTAAAAAGAAAGAAAAAGAAACTATCATCAGAGATGCTATCAAAAGAATGTTTAACTCTTACTCTGCAATAGTAGACCATATCATAACTAAGGGAACAGATCCATTTACTGGAGATCCTATTGATGTATCTGATTCAAAGAAAGAACTACTGAAGAAGTTTATGAATATGGATGTGAGTAAACTTGAAGCTAAAGACGCATTGAATACGGTAGACTCGCTTATGAATTTTATTCAGAATGGTTCTACATCTAGAATGGAGAAGGTTGTTGAGGCTTATACAGGTAAAGAGAATATAGAAAACTTAGTTAAAGAAAACAATAAAAGGTCTGAAAATAAAAAGGTTATAGCAAAGCCTTTGAAGTTATTCTTTAGTAAGTATTTTGGAAAGTTATTTGGTCAGCAGTTTACAAATGAAAATATCCTATTGGATAAAATGTTCAAAGGAGAAAGCAAGAGCAGAGAGTTTTCAAAAGCTTCAGGTATAACTGAATTTAAAAACAAGAAAACATATGTTCAAACTGTAATTAACAAAATAATTAATGACTACTCAAAATCTTTTTATAAAACAAAAACAAATGGCGAAGATTTTAGGTCTCAAGCAAACATTGTTGAAAGAGGAATGATTGCTGATTTAAAAAGAAATGTAGTTGGCTCTAATGAACAGCAACAAGCAGAGTTTAATAGAAAGAAAAAGATAATAGAGCAAAGTATAAAAGCCCTTGAAAACGGAAATGAAAAAGAACAAAAGTTAGCACAGATATACCAAAAAGTATATGATAAGATTGTAGATAAGTCTAAGGACATCAATGATGTTCTTAAAAAATCAGACAACAATAATGTTAAGGCTGTTGATTGGTGGGTAAAAAAGTGGGATAGCATATATGATCAACTAAAAGATGTTTCTGAAAATGTTCACAATGAAATATTAGATAAGGAGTTAGACTACACTACTAGAAAGTATTCTAAGTTATCAGAAGACGGAACGCAAACAGAAATACCATTAGGTGAATCCTTGTTTTTTGGTAATAATAACGAGTACGTGTACAAGAAAAAGACAGGCGTACTTGAGAAAGTTAGACCATCAGATGAACTCCCAATGAATGACGATAGAGAGCCTACTATGTATAGAGACTTTTCTTTTGATAAGAGTCAAGTAAATGCTATGCAGGATGCGCTTATGGATATTAACACATCAGGATTAACAAGACGGATGGAGTCTTTTTTTAAATCAAAAGATTTAAAGAAGGTTATACCGGAGACAGAAGACAGAAAGATATTATTTCAATCAGTGCAAGACTTAGTTAGAAATGCAAGAAACAAGCAAGTTGTAAACTCTGATGAGATTACAAAGTTTGCTAGAAAGCTAAACTCGGTTTCTTCTATTGGTGTAGCCTCTGCACTTGGAGGAGTTTTGCAAATTCCAAAACAAACAGTTGGCGTAGCTTTCAATACGCTTATAAATACAAAAGGGAAACTAGATTTACTATATCATTTCAATCAAGATAAAATAGATTTTTTAAATAAGATAGGGTATGGTATATCTGTAAGAGGAGCTCAATCATTGGCTGATGTTCAATCTCTTAATAAGGTTGCAGAGTTAGCGTCAAAAACAACTCCTGAAAAAGGGCTAGAGATAATTGAAAAAGCGAGTCAGTTTTGGTTAAGAACATTTTTAGAAAAACCTGATAGATGGATAGCTAGAGCGTCTTGGCTTAGCTATTATGAAGCAGGTCTTAAAAAGCAAGGGAAAGATGCAAAGAATATAGACTATAGCAAACACGAAGTGGATGCTGATGCTGCAGAATATGCTCAACGTATGGTTGATAGACAGCAGAACGTATCCGACAAAGACCTTCAAGGAAAGTTTTTTAGAAGTAAGGATACGAAAGACCAATTGATATCAAAGGTGCTGATGCCTTTTGCTAACTTCAGAATGAATCAAAGTATGAGGATGATGTCTGATATTACAACCTTCACAAGTAAGACAGCGTCTGCGGAAGATAGAGCTTCGGCAGCTAAATCTTTGGTTGGATTTGGAGTTGAAATAGCAGCGTTTAAATTTATTGCAACAGGAGCTTCTATGTTATTAGGCTCAGCTACTAAGGCGTTAATGGGTGAAGATGAGACAGAGGAAGAATATGAAAAAAGAAAAGCAAATGCAATAAAGTCACAGGTAACAGGTACTGTATCAGATGTGTTTTCTCCTATACCTATTTTAGATTACCCAACTGTTTACGCTGTAGATAAGGTTATAGATTTAGGTCAAAGCCTATTTGATGTTGCAGAAGAAGATAAGGCTCGTTTATTTACAAGAGCAAAATCATCTTCAGATGCGGTAGCTAATATGGTTAAGTCATTAGGAGTGCTAGGTATAGCCGCAGGGAAAGCAAATGACTTAGTCAATATAATAAAACTATCTACTACAGGTAATTTTAAAGATGAGTATGGTAGAGATAAGTATATCTCTCAGCCTGATCAGGAAGCTCTTAAGACAATAGGGTTGGTATCATTTGTTAGTAATTTTGGATTGCTCCCTGCAGAGGCAAATGCTATCACAAGAAATGCTATTAGCTATGCAAAAAAGAATGCCTCTACAAAAGAAGGGGGCAAGAGTGAGGAAGATATATATAATGAGGCTGAGCAGAAGTATGAATCAGAGCAGAATAAGCAGGAGGCAGAAGGAGTTAAAAGCGATAAGGTTGATATTCTTGAAAAGCTATTGAAGTCTACAGGTAATCCTAAAAAGAAAGCAGCCATAAGAGATATGATATATGAGCTGTCTAAGACAGCTGAGGATGAGAAATATGATGCAGAAGCAAGAAAGCAAGAGATACGTGAAGATAAGGAAGAGATGGATAAGCTTCTTGAAGGGTACGACAACAGAGAGGATATGAAGAGGTATGCTCCTGATAAATATGAAAAGAACTTCGGGGAAGACTCAAAGTATTATAAAGAGCATATGTTTGAGATTGAAGTTGAAAAGCAACTTAATAGCATATTAAAAGAGAAAGAAGATAAAGAGCAAGGATATATAAAAGGAAAGAAGAAATCTAAAAAGTCTTGGGATTATGGTGGCTCTTCTTCTTATACAAAAACAGTAAGAGATGCACAAGGAAATGTAATACGTTCATACAAGAAAACAAAAAAGTGGTAAATGCCTAAAAAACTGTCGCCAAAGTCAGATGTTGCAAGAGAGTACAGGAGAAAACATCCTGAGATGCCAACATTAAAATTAGCAAGAATAATATATAGCGAAAACAGCCTTGTATTTAAAGATGTAGAAGACGCTAGGTCAACACTTAGATACATAGAAGGGAAGATAGGCGCTAAAAAAGTAAAATCGGCAGTAGTTAATACTGAGTTCTACAGAGAAGAAGAAAGACCTAGAAACCCATACAGCTTACCTGAGTCTGATGAAACTGTGTATGAGCCATTTATCATCAAGGGATTTAAAAAGGTTGGTATCCTATCAGATGTACACCTACCGTACCATAACATTGAGGCGCTCACCTGTGCTATCAAGTACCTGAAGAACGAGAAGGTAGACGCCCTGCTACTAAACGGAGACACACTTGACTTCCATCAGTTGTCAAGGTTTGTGAAGGACCCGAAGAAGAGAGACTTCAAATATGAGTTGGATACGCTTAAGTCTTTTATGAATGTACTTGACAAGCAATTAGGATGCAAAGTATTATTTAAGATAGGCAACCACGAGGCTAGATACGAGAAGTTCTTATTAGAGAAGGCTCACGAGCTCAGAGGCGTTGAAGAGTTTGAGTTTGAGAATATCATAAAGGCTAGAGCCAATGGTATAGATGTGATAAGCTCAAATAGGTTTATGAAACTCAACGAGCTTAACGGCATTCACGGACACGAGTACATTGGTGGTATCTCTGCTCCGGTAAACGTAGCACGTGGTCTTTATATGAGGGGTAAGGTGTCAGCTTTTCAAGGACATAACCACTCTACAAGTGAGCACTCTGAGACTGATATGAATGGGAAGATAACAACCACTTGGAGTATCGGTTGTCTGTCCGAATTGCATCCTGCGTATATGCCACTGAACAAATGGAATTGGGGCTGTGCTATGGTTGAGTTAGATAGCAACGGAAGAGACTATGAGTTCTTTAACAAGAGGATATTTAATGGTAGGATATTATAAAAAGACCCCCGTAGAAACGAGGGTCGAACGATTACTATGAAAAACTGTAAAATTAATCCAATACAAATATACAGAAAATGAGTAAAACAAAAAAAATAAAACTCCCTACCTACAGCTGTAGTGTGATAATAATAATCACAGACGACTTAAATGCTAAGGTAAATTCTATATATAAAAAGTTTAATCAGGACGAAAAGTTTTCTGATGAAGCTGAAGGCGTTGTGTTCACATTTGATATTGACAACTACTACATTATACTTGATGAGTTTTATTTAAGCCATAATACAATCGCTCACGAAATATATCACGCTGTCGTTAAGGTTACTGAGGATAGAGACATTGTTGATGAAGAGTCTCAGGCTTGGCTTATGGGATATCTAACTGATGTTATGTACAAGCATATATATAAGAATGAATTTAAGATTGTAAATCAAACCTAACGTACTTCAATTCCTTTTGTTTCTCAAAGTAAGCCATCATCTCCTCGTCACTATAGGAGCTTTCTCTTGGCTTACGTCCGCCAAATTTTATATGACCTTCTAACTTGCTTGCAATGCCATAGATGATGCCATCATCACACGCCCATATGATTACAGGCGCTAGCCTCTTGTCTATAAGCTTCGCTACTTTGGTTATTGATATGGGTAGAGGATAAGCGTTTCGAATATTTCGGATACGACCTTTGACTTCTGCGTATGCTATTAGGTTGTCGTTCTTATCGAATATTTTGTAGTCAACGTCAAGTGGGTCTAACTTTTTATAAGAGCCTCCGAAGGTATTCACGAATGTTTCTATTGCTTTCTTCTCTCTTTTTAAATCTTCTTCGGTTTCAAAAATCGTCATCTTCCATTGATTTTAAGATAAGTTTTAGCTGAAGTATGATTACTTTGATGTCTTTATCTACACGGGCAAAGTCTCTATCAACTAAGTTCTCATATACGTTAGCTAATAATAAGTGGTTCTCATTAATTCTTAAGGCTAAACGACTTGCTCTTTCGTTTTCGCTAGCGAAATTACTCATTTAGTAATTGCATTATCTTGTTTCCAATGTAAGCCTCCTTGCCTGCAGGGACTCTTTTATTTAGTAGGTCTATGATGTACCTAAATCTTGTATTCTTTCTGTCTATCTCAAACACTTGATTCCTTTCAGCTATGAACTTATCTAGCTGATGATTGACGCGAGCAATTTTCATATGCAAGTCTTTATCTTTGATTTCATCAATAAGTTCTTCTCTATTCTCAAGAAACAAATCCTTTGCAATCATATACGATTGAAATAACTTTTCATCTTGCTTTAACAAATATACCACCTTCTCCATATAATTCATTATAGTGGTATGGTCTTTTTTTAAATAGCTTGCTATGCTAACAAGAGTATGACCCCTATCTCTGAGTATCTTTGAGAATACCATTCTTGCATCTACTAAAGTCATTAACCTTTTTTTATTCATCAGACTCACTTTAAATACATCTTCTACAATGGTATGCAACTCCTGCATTTCTGATTTTACTTTTTCTGATTTGATTCTCGACATACTTCTGTTTTTATTCCGTGTTGATTTAATTCTTTTATCCTGTACTCTTGTAGTTTGCTTAACTTTCCTGTTGGCCCTTTAACCTCAATAAATAATACATCTGAGTTAGCAGGTATAGCTATAAGGTCAGGGATACCATTCTTGTTGGTGGTAGTTAACTTGATAACGTAGTATCCCTGAGCCTCAAGCTCTTTTATCTTCCTAGACTGTATCTGCTGTTCTCTCATTACATTTTTGTTGAGCGACCATTATGCCCATTTCGAGCTCGGTTTCTTTTTTGAGACTCCAGCCTGAGCCCTCCTGTTTTGGTGTGACTCATATCTTTACCATCGCCATTGCCGTAGGTTCCTTTGGTACGGTTGGCTTTGTTCAGAGACACTCTGTAGTTTTTTCTTTCTTCGCTAGATTGATATTCTTTATCGTACTCAAGCTTCTTTGCGATTCTTTCTTTTGACATACCCAACTTATCGTAAGAGGGGTGTTTGCCTGCCATTCTGTTTCTTTTACTTTGCATTGTATAAATTTTATAGTTCAGCTAATTGTGTTTGTTCCATCAGTTCTTCCAAAGAGAACTCGGTATCTTCACAGTCGGCTATCAACTGCATCAGCTGACGTATGCCTTCCTGAGTAAACGCGAAACGATTAGCCAAGAAATACTCGTATGGTTTGCAAGACTCATCGAGATTAATTTCAGCTAAGTGAAACGCTAATACTTTTTGGGGCATCACCGTAAGCGTAAAGATAACATTGTATTTGTTTCCTTTTTTAACCCACTTTCTAGCAGGTACTTCGACAGGTCTATTGCTGTCGTTAATGCATATACATTCTACCATAGTATTGTTTTTAATTTTTTTTTAGCGTAGTAGATGTGACTTAGTGCTGTGTTAAATGGGCAGTTCATAAGCTTTGCTATCTTCTTATAGTTCAAGCCAAAGAAGTATCTAAGTATAACAGCGTCTTTCTGAGGCTCCGTGAGCTTATCTAAAAGCTTTGCTATCAACTTATCTGTTTCTTTTTTATTTAGCTTATCATCTGCATTATAAGAAGAGCTCATATCGTCATCTAGTAGCTCAAATATTGTTTTGTTCTTTTTATTTTTAGATCTGTAGTAGTCGATATACACCGACTTTGTTATTGAGTTGATGAGCTTTTTAAAGCTATAGTCATTAGTCCAAGTGTACTTCCTTTTAAAAATTATAATGTTAGTGAGCTGAACGAGTTCATCACAGAGGTTCCTGTCGTCTGTCATTATCCTAAACCTACCTCTTATGTAATCCTGCTCGTTCATTAATTGGCTTTTATTTGTCAGCTTGTAGGTTTACTATTTTTGTATTTTGTCAGCTTTTAAACTTACTATAAAATGGCGCAAAACTCATTTTAATGCCAAGTTATAGTTGTTTTAATTGTTCTCTACCCGCAATTTTGGAACAACCCTGCTGAATTGAAAATCCGTTGTTTTGCAATCTTAAAATATTTAGTGTCTAATTCTATTCCAATAAATTTACGGTTATATTTTTGACAAGCTAATGCCGTTGTCCCGCTTCCTAAAAATGGATCAATAATAATGTAATCATCAGGTAAAACTCCAATAATATTTTCCATTACTTTCAACGGCATTTGACAAGGATGTGCTGTTTTTTCGGCACTAACATTTTTTACTTGGTTTATTTCCCACCAATCATAAAGCCTTGCTGTTTTGCCATCAGCTATTCTTTTGGCTATTCGTTTATCAGTTGGGTTTTTATAATCTTGTCCTACTTTTCTAAAATCAGGCTTTACACCAAAAAACGCAATATCTCTATGCTGTTTACCAGTATTTGAATTATAAACCCAACTCACTACTTTTTCAGGAAATAAACCAATATTAAAACTATGCTTATACAAGTATTCAGGATAATGAATAATCACTTGTTTTTGTGTGCCGAAAATATCAGCTAACCAATTATAGTAATCGTCCTCATTCATTTTGTCATTGTATTGGTCGTAATGGTAGCCAATATTAAATGGTGGGTCGCTTACAAAAATACACTTCGATAAATCCAATCCTAAATTTTGCAAAACATCTATGTTATTTCCGTTGTAAATCTGAATATCTCCGAGAAAAAACTGCGGGTAACACTCGTTTGGCAAAAAAGCGGGTTCTGTGCTATGTTCAAGTTCTGTAATTCTATTTGTCATTTGTCTTAAATTGAAAGTTTAGTAATTCTAATCCGCTTCTTCGCCAAGCGAGATAACGTTACAGGCAATACTACGACTGTGCATAATTTAAAGTTTTAATTTTTCTAATTCTTTTTTAATCTCTATAAGTTTTTTCTCTAATAAATAGGCAACTGACCAAATTGTAAGGATTATTGCAAACCTTGTGATGTAAATAGCTGCTAACATAATTAATATTTTTAAGGTTGTTTAGGTTTTCTGTGTAGTTTTCTGTGTAATTTTCTGTGTAGTTTTTTAATAGTTCTGTCCCAAATATCTACTAAATTTGCGACCAACCCGTTACAATTTGTCACGCTTTGATTTAATTTAAATAGTTGTATAATTCTAATTCTGTTTTCATAATTAATCTTTTTTAAAGTGATTTAACGTGTAATCCATTTTTTTAGTTACGGACTTATAGATATCGTGCTCAATGCCGTCTTTTGAGAATATCCAATACACATTGTTCTGTAGCCTATCCTTAGTAGTCATCCTATCTTTTGACTGCCAATAGCTTGTAGCACTGAAGTCAATGTTGTAGTAAACCAAATAGTCAGCTTTGCGAAGCGATATACCCTCACGCCCTGATATAATCTGAAGGGCGATATTCTTATCTGTTTCGTTAAACTCATCTAAGTCTGTAGTGATCTGTTTGCCAAATACTTCTTGTAAGGCGTTTAGCTCCTCTTTAAATTTATAGAAAATGCCAATCTTACAATCTGTAAAGTGATCTTTTATAAAGTCAGCCTTAGTGGTGTCTAATACCATTGAGTTGCCGCTCTCAAACTTAACCGTACCTGAGAATAACTGATGAACCTTCATCATCAGTTTTACAGGCGTGTCCGCAAGTATAACCTCATCCTTACCTTCAATTACCAAATCCTTCTTCAGCTTCTCGATTAATTTATACGTTGATGGCTTTAATGTAACCTCTAGTATCTCCTCAGTGGTCTCAGCGTTGAATCCTGCCTCTTTCTGAGTGTAGTTAATGGTATAAGGCTTAATAGCCTCTACAATAGTTTCTAGGCCCTGAGAATAGTCTTTAATGAATAGTCCGTTAATCTTCTTCTCTTTGAGCTTAACATACCTATCGCAGAACCTATAGAAGTTTGGAAACTCTCTGAATGGATTATTATGTATACCATATACTTGGTGATACATCTGCGAGTACGACTCAGGCGTTGGCGTCCCTGATAACAGGATAACTTTTGGGTTACATCTGCGCAGGATATCCCTAATAGCTATAGCGCGTTGACTTGGCTTTGGAAAGGCGCCCATTGAGTGCGCCTCATCCAAGACAACAAAGTCCCAACGCTGTTGGTTAGCTACAAGGTGCAAACTCTCGTAATTGATGAT